AGGAAGACTAACAATACACGGAGAATTAGCATAATGGCATTAAGTAGAGTAGGAAAAGGAATAGGATTTAAAATTACAACTAAGACTGTAACGTCAAACACGACTATCGAGTCTACAGAGAATGCGATGATAGCAGGACCGATTACAGTTGCGAGTGGAGTAACACTGACAGTTAACAGTGGAGGAAGGTTAGTAGTCGTATGAGTACTTTAGTAGTAGAAACTATCAAGCATACGAATGACACAACGTTGTTCGCATCAGACACATCAGGACAATTAACTGTTCAAGGTGAAGGTAGTGCAACAACTAATTTGCAGCAAGGGATTGCAAAGGTCTGGTCACGACACACTAGTTCAGGTACTGCTGCGTTAACTGACAATTTCAATGTAACAAGTTTTTCTGACGGAGGCACAGGCATAGGACAAATAACCTATTCTTCAAACATGAATAATGCTGATTATAATTGCACAGCGTCATGTGGAGAACTTAGTGGTGGAGGAAACAGAGTGATAGGTATGAACGGAAGTACACAACCACCCTCAACCTCATCTGTTGCTTTCAAAGGATTTAATACAAGTTTTTCTGCAGCTGATTTAGATTTCAATTGTATTACAATTCACGGAGACCTCGCATAATGCCAAGCCAAATAAAAGTAGATGAGATTAAAAACGTTGCAGGTCAGTATAAGATCAAGACTGATACTTTTCAAGGGCAGACAACTGCGGGTTCTATAACTGTACAAGGTGAAGGAACTGCAACAACTAATCTGCAACAAGGGTTGTGTAAGGTGTGGGTTTCTTATTTTCAAGGAGACAATGACACTGCTGCAGTATTAGATAGTTTCAATGTATCATCTCAAACAGATAATTCACAAGGTAGAACAACAACAAACTTTAACAATGATTTTGCAAATGATGATTATAGTTTTGTAGCACAAGTATTTGATGGTGGGGGAGCTAATGATATTAGATTGGTTAATCAAGATTTTGGTACGGATGCATATACTTCTGCAGCAGTAGGGTATTATTGTCTTGATGGTGGCTCTGCTGTTAATGACGCACAAAGATTTTTTGCACAGCTAATGGGAGACCTCGCGTGAGTACAATAGTAGGAACAAATATTGAAGTTACAAATCTCAAGTATGACTCTGATACGACCTCTATGATTATATCAAATACTGGTCAGGTTACGATACAAGGTGAAGGTACTGCTACGACTAATTTACAACAAGGGTTAGCGAAGGCATGGGTTCGTTATGGAACGTCAACTAGCACTGCTATTAATGACAGTTTTAATGTTTCAGGTGTTTCTGATGGTGGCACTGGTAATACTACCATTTCTTTTTCAAGTAACATGGGCAATTCAAATTTTTCTGTTGGTGCGATTGCAGGACAAGATGAAAGATTTGTTATGTTTAGAAGTCCTGCTACTGGCAGTTGGAATCAAACCACAACTAATACATCTTCAGTAGGAGCAGATGCAGGAAGAATAGGTGGTAATGTATTTGGAGACTTAGCATAATGGCAAACGGAACAATAGCATTTGATACATTACAGACAAGTGAATAAATAACAATAAAATTATAAAGAGATTTAATATGAGTACAGTAGAATTCGATACATTACGATCAAGTGGACAGATAAGTGGAACAGCTAAGTCTGTGGATACAGATTATGTTGCACATGGTACTTTTAAAGCAACAATAACATTTAATGGAACTGGAACTGTAGCAATAAGAAAAAGTTTTAATATAGCTTCTTTAGTAGATGATTCTTCTGGTAATTATTCTGTAAACAGTACAAATGGTATGGACGGTTCTGAGTATTTAGTTTCTGCTGTTTGTGGAAATTATGATGCTGCAAATCCCGGTCCTAAAACTCATACAGCTAATCCAAACAGTTCAACGGATTCAAGTGTTGAAGTCATGGATTCTTCTAGTGCTGCCAATAGTGATGTTGCTTATGTTGGAATTGGTTATATAGGAGACTTAGCATGACAATAAAAACACCAGAATTTCAAGGTACACATCTTTGGGATAGACTGTGTTGGGCAAAAGAAAAGTTAGAGCCACACAGAACAGAATATTGTGTTGTATGGGAAGACCCAGAGACACCTGATGAACCTGCAAAGGTTACACACCCTGACCCTAATTGGATGGCTTGTGCTTTGCAAGGTGGTATTTTACCTCCCGTTGAAGTATACTGGGAGTTAAAGAAGGATGAGGCAAAACCAGATTTTGTTAAACATACAAGAGGGTATTTGCTTCACAATACAAAGCCTATTGAGGCAATGACAGAAGAACAGGCAATAGAATACCTAATTATGAAAGACATACCACAGCATGTATGGAGAGATTACGACAAGGCAAACAAACCACGAATGGTTATTTGTACTAAGTCACAACTGCCAAGCACGAGAGTGTGGCGAAATGCTTGGAGAATCAATGAAGAACTAACCACACATAACGAAGAAGCTGCTTAAAGGAGAAACTAATGGCAACAACTAACATCGTAGACAAGGATGGCAACACTATATCTGCTTCAGATGCCACTGTTCCATCTGACAGGCACTTCAGAGGTGCGTGGACATTATCTGGAACAACAATAACAGAAGACTTAGCAACAGCTAAAGACATATTCAAGGACAAGATAAGGGAAGTAAGAAAGCCTTTATTAGAAGCTGAAGATGTAGTTTATATGAAAGCAATGGAAGCTGACGATGCAACTGCAAAGGCTGCAAGTGTAACTAAGAAGAACTCACTAAGAGATGCACCTGCTGCAAGTGCAATAGCAGATGCTACAACAATAGTTGAACTCAAGGCTGCTTGGGATGCTGATTTGTTAGGTGACAGTCCATACGCATAAGGAGTAGTTAATGGCTTTAACAAAAGTACCAATCACAGGATTAGATATTTCAGGAACTGCATCATCTTCCACTTTTATTAGAGGAGATGGAACATTTGCAAGTCCTTTTACATATATGTCTGCCACAGGTGGAACTATAACTACTGATGGTAATTTTAAAGTACACACCTTTACAAGTTCTGGAACTTTTACTCCAACTATAGGAACTATATCAGATACCAACTCTGTAGAGTATTTAATAGTCGCAGGTGGTGGAGGTGGAGGTGCTTTAGGTGGGGGAGGAGCAGGTGGTATGTTGTCTGCAAGTTCTCTTACAGTATCAAATCAAGATTATTCTATAGTTATTGGTGCAGGTGGAACTGGAGCTTCAGGTGGAACAGGTGGTTCTGGTTTTGTTGCAGGTGGTGATGGTGGTGATTCATCTTTTGCAGGACTAACTGCTGTTGGAGGAGGTGGTGGTGGTGCTAATAACTCTGCTGGTAGAGCAGGTGGCTCTGGTGGTGGAGGTTCTAAAAATAGTCAATCAGGTGGTGCAGGTACAAGTGGTCAAGGAAATGCAGGTGGTTCAGGTGGTGTTAATAATGATTCATCTGTAGGTGGCGGCGGTGGTGGCAAAGGTGCTGTTGGTGCTAATGGTACAGCTAGTAATAATGCTACAGGTAAGGGTGGAGATGGTGAGTCTAATAGTATAACAGGAAGTGCAGTTATCTATGCCGCAGGTGGTGGAGCAGGTAATGGTAACTTTTCTACTGTTGGCTCTGATGGAGGTTCATCTAATGTAGGTGGTAAAGGTGGTGGTGGTGCATCACCTAAAAACTCATCTAATAATGCTACTGCTCCTAATGCAAATACAGGTTCAGGTGGTGGTGGAGCAGGATTTGATGGTTTAGGTTATAGTTCAGCAGGTTCAGATGGTGCTGATGGTGTTGTAATTATACGTTATCAATTTCAAGGATAATAAGCATGGCTAAATTTGCAAAAATAAAAGATGGAATAGTAACACAAATAATTGTTGCTGAACAAGAATTTTTTGATACCTTTATTGATGATTCTCCGGGCGAATGGATTAACGTAATAGATGAATTAGGACAGAGAAAAAATAAAGCTACTATTGGATGCACATATGATACAACTAGAAATGCATTTATAGAACCTAAACCTTTTAATTCTTGGACACTTAATGAAAGTACTTGTAAATGGGAAGCTCCTGTAGCTGAACCTGTGGGTGGATTACATACTTGGAATGAAGAAAATTTACAGTGGGAGAATAACTAATGGCATACATAGGTAAATCTCCACAGAACGGAGTAAGAAACAGATTCCAATACCAAGCAAGTGCAGGTCAGACTAGCTTTAGTGGCTCTGATGCAAACGCACTGACACTTACTTACACAGATAGCTTGTACATGGATGTGTATCAGAATGGTATCTTGCTTGTTCCGGGAGATGACTACACTGCAACTACAGGTACAACTGTCGTACTCGTACAAGCTGCTAGTTTAAATGACATCATTGAGATGGTTGTGTATGATGTGTTCTCAGTTAATGAGACTTACACTAAGACTGAATCAGATAACAGATATCCATTCAAAGGCAACGACTCAATAATCAGATTAAATGGACAGACAATAAGTGCAGACATTACAATAGACAGTGATGAGAATGGCGTTAGTGCAGGTCCTATAACACAGGACAATGCAACAGTTACTGTTAATGGATATTGGAGTATCGTATGACAAGTCAATTAAATGTAGACACCATTGTAGATAAAGCAGGTTCAGGTGGCACGAATGTTAAGATTAAAGGCTCTAATTCTACTTATGTAGATGGCACAACTACACAAAATTTAGTTAGTGGTGTGGTTAAAGCTTATGTTTGTTATGGAACAACCACTACTACTGCGATAATTGGGTCTGAAAGTTTTAATCACTCTTCTTTAAATGATGTAACAACTGGAACCACTAAATTTACTATGACAAATCCAATGAGTACATCTTTATTTAGTTTATCTGACTGTGGTGGAGACAGTTCAGCAGGATATGCTAGTTGGGTACAAGATGGTGAGATGTCAACATCAACTTATCAGTTTCATCTTGGTAATGCTAGTTTTTCTGCTCAAGATTCACCTTATCATGCAGGACAAGTTATAGGAGACCTAGCATAATGGCAAGTGAACTTAAAGTAGATAAATTTACAGGTGTAACCACAGCAGGTTCTATTGATGTTACAGGTGAAGGCAATAGTACAACAACTAATCTGCAACAAGGGTTAAGTAAGGCTTGGCTTAGTAT